ATAATATTATACAGTCTATAGATCAAAATGAACTGTGGTCTATGCTACTTAAAGATAGTAAAAGCCCGGTCAAGGGATCAATTAGGTTTAACGAGAATGACGACTGCTTTGAAGGATACAATGGAGAACGATGGCGCGTACTAATGTGGGGTGAACAATGAAAATACCTTCTAATATGACAAAAGAAGAAGTACTATCCGTAATGGAAAAGGTTGTTAATAAGACTGCTGGTAAATATACCTTTTATGGATATACAGTTAATGACATAAAACAAGAGTCTTACATTATATGTATTGATGCCCTAGAGAGGTATGACGAAAATCGCCGTTTAGAAAACTTCCTAAGCACCAATCTCTCCAATCGTCTCAAAAACTTTGTTAGAGATAATCATTTCACAGGAGACGTAGATGGAGAAAGAGCAAAGGTAATACAACCAGCTCAACTAGACTATGAAGAGCTTTTAGTGGATAATGAAGAAAAGTGTAAAGTAGATGACACACAATATGATTATTTATACATTTCCTCGAACATTGACCGTCTTCTTCCAGCGTCCATGAGAATGGATTACCTCAAGATAATTAATGGTGTCTATACAACAAGAGTCAGGAAAGAAGAGATAACAAAAAAGATATCGGAAATAATGGAGGAGTGCGGATATGAAGAAAGGTAGAATATCTAAAGAAGAAGAAGCTATTATAGAAAAAAGCATTGGCACTATGTCATACGAAGAAATAGCAGAAAAGCTAGACAGAGACCCTGAGAGCGTTCAGAAGTTCATTAAACGTAAGTTTCGTGTTGGAGCCTCCAATGAAGAGAAAGCGGCTTTTGAGCTTGATGAGAGACCTTACTGGGTAGAAGTGAAACAGCAGTTTACAGAAGACGAACTAAAGCTTTTTAGATACCACTGGGCTAGAATTATCTCGCAGTTTCGCGACGATGTTATTCCAACGGAAGAGCTTCAAGTTGTTGACCTTATAAAGCTAGAGCTTCTAATGAACAGATCCTTGAAGCAAAACAAAGACAACATAGAGCAAATATCTTCACTAGAAGGTCTCATACAACTAGAGAGGACAAGAGATACAGATCAGCAAGATATAGACATGATTTTTAATATGGAACGTCAGGCGGCCTCTCTGAAAGCCTCACAGGAATCCTTAAACAAGGACTACCGAGAACTCCAAACCAAAAAGAATTCTATGCTCAAAGAAATGAAAGCAACCAGAGAGCAGAGAGTTAAAAGACTAGAAGACAGCAAACAGAGCCTTGTTGGATGGATAGCGCACCTTATGACAAATCCAGACGTAACAAAGCAATACGGAATTGAAATGGAAAAAATGAGACTAGCAACATTAAAAGAAAAGGAAAGATTAGGAGCATACCATCAATATCAGGACGGACAGATAGACCAACCGTTCTTAAATTCGGACACAGTAAAGGACAAGTAGTAATTATGAAAAAAGCAGTAATTTTTGGCGTCACAGGACAAGACGGAAGCCATTTAACGGACCTGTTACTAGAAAAAAACTATAAAGTCGTAGGCGTTTCTAGGAGGTGCAGCACACCAAACACGTCACGTCTTTCCAACGTAATGAATAACGAAAACTTTATACTAGAATCTGGAGATATAACAGATACGCACAGCGTTTATAACATTTTAAATAAACACGAAAATGTAGATGAAGTCTATAATTTAGCTGCGCAGTCTCATGTTGCGGTTTCGTTCAAGCAACCAGCGTTAACTTGGGATATAACCGGAAAAGGTTGTTTAAATATATTGCAAAGCTTAGTTGACCTACAAATGATAGGAACTAGATTCTATCAAGCAAGCAGTAGCGAGATGTTTGGAAAAAATTACGATATCGAAGTGGGGATGACCGCTGAAACTAAATATCAAAATGAAGAAACCAAGTTCTTGCCGCAAAGCCCGTATGCGATTGCGAAATGTGCTGCGCACTATATGACTAGATTATATCGAGAAGGATATGGACTACATGCCAGTGCCGGTATTCTATTTAACCACGAAGGACCACGAAGAGGCGAGAATTTTGTAACGAGAAAGATTACTAAGTGGATTGGCGAATTTACTAAGTGGCATAAAGAACAAAGTGGCATTTTTTGTCAAGGTCAACTTGGTGGCAGAGATGAAGAAAATTTTATTTATGCAGATGTATTAAACCCATGCGGTTTTCCAAAGCTACGTCTAGGCAATCTTGACGCATATCGAGACTGGGGATACGCAGGAGACTACTGCGAAGCGATGTGGATGATGCTACAACAAAATTGTCCTGATGATTATGTAATTTGTACTGGAGAAACACATTCAATTAGAGAATTTTTAGACGTAGCATTTAAAGAAGTTGGGATTGACGATTGGGAAGACTATGTGGTAGTTGACCCAGAGTTCTATAGACCAGCAGAAGTAGATTATCTACGTGGAGACGCTAGCAAAGCAAGCAAGAACCTAGGTTGGACACCTAAACATAGTTTTAAAGATTTGGTTAAAATGATGGTGAAACATGATCTAGAATGAAGATATACAAAGTACATATGGTTTTAACAATGGTTATACCAAGATTAAAGAAATATAAACTAGACGATTACAATAGCTCTACACCAATAATATTTGTAGAAGCAAAAGACCCAGACGACGCTTGCTACAAAGCTATGCATAAGCTGGCACAAAAAATAATAAAATCCGATCACTCGGTCGAGACTTTAAATTTTGTAAAAGATATTTTCAACGATGTAAGAATAATAAAGATCGAGCTGCCATGAGGAGAGACTACAGCGACCCAGTATACAAAGACTGGAGAATCAAAGTATACAAAAGAGATAAGTTTACATGTCAAATGCCGGGATGTAACTCTAAAAAAAGATTAAATGCGCACCATATACAAAAATGGGCTAGCGCCTCTATGTTGAGATATGACGTTGATAACGGCTTAACATTATGCAAAAGCTGTCACGATAAAGTAACGGGACACGAACAGCATTATCAAGGATTATTTCAACAAATAGTGAGAAAAAACAATGGCTAAATATAAGACTGCCCCACCCTACACGGTTGTTAGAGACACAAGAGAGCAGAAAGGATACTTTTTTAAAAAATTCAATACGTGTAACGGAACCGTACAGAGAAAACTAGACACAGGGGATTACTCTATACTTGGAATGGAGGAAAAGGTTTGCATAGAAAGAAAAGCTAGCGTTTCAGAGATAGCTATTAACTTAGGCAAAGGCAAGTACGCTTTCTACAAAGAAATAGAAAGAATGGCAGACTACGAACACAGATACATTGTGTGCGAATTTTCTATGGAAGATGTAATGAAATTCCCAGAAGGAGCAAATATACCTAAAGAACTAAAGGGCAGAGTAAAGATTACCGGAAAGTATATACTAAGATGCTTAATGGAGTTCTGCGTATTTAATAATGTACACGTAATATTTGCAGGAAGCGAAAGAGGAGCGTTCGACCTAACCAGTAGTCTTTTAAAAAGAATAAACGAAAAGCACACCATAGGGCGTAAGTCATGACAACAAATAGAGACAACGTTGGCGAGATCCATACATACAATATAGATGTAAAAAACAGAGAAATTTACATCAACGAATTCGATGATTCTGGAGAAACAGGAGGCGTAGACCACCGAATGTTTCAGAACTTTATTAAAAACATAAACATACTTAAAAATCTCAACAAAGATCCAATCACAATACACATGCAGACCGTAGGTGGTTGCTGGTACTCTGGTATGGGAATATACGACGCAATTAAAAGTTCTAGATGTAAGGTTACTTTTATTGGATACGGCCAACTATGCTCTATGGGAACCGTGATAATACAAGCAGCTACAAAGCGATTGATTTCCGATAACTCTGCCTTCATGATACACTGGGGAAGCAGTGAAATAAGCGGACATTATTTAAGCGCTCAAAATCTTGCAGATTTTGAAAAATACACTGGACAACAAATGGTAGAAATATATGCAGAAAAGTGCCATAAAACAGGAGAATATTTTAAAGAGCGTGAATTTAGCCTATCAAAAACAAAATCATACTTAAAAAGAAAATTAGGAGGAGGCGACTGGTACATGACAGCAGATGAAGCTGTCTACTACGGGTTTGTCGATGGAATATATAAATGAATAAAAAGTTAAAACAAATTGACGAAGCTTGGCTAAAAATAGATGTAGACGAAAAAACTTTATTTAATCCTACGTCAATACTAAACTCTTCGGACGAAGAATTTCACCTAAAGCTAACTTGGCTTATGACTAGGCCAGAATATTTTTCTTTTCTTGTAAAACAAATATTCAACATACAGCTACTACCATCTCAATCTCTTATTCTCTATGAGTTATGGAATCGTAAGTTTCCCATGCTAATAGCAAGTCGTGGTTTTGGTAAAT